ATTCCGGTTGCCACGGCCGGGTTGGATTTCCACAAAGGCGGGCTGGCCATCCTGATGACCGACGCGCGCACCTACGAGACGGTGGAGATCGACAGCGTGACAACCGGCGCCATCAACCTGGTGCGCGCCACGCTCAATGCATGGCATGCCGGCACCCAGTTGTACCCGGCTCGCACCGCGCGGCTCGATGAATATCCGACGCTCAATCGTTACACCACGCGGCTGATCGACACCACGGTGCGCTTTATCAGCATGGACGCCAACGACTACACCGCCACCATGCCGGCAGCGCGCTACCTCGGCACGCCGGTGTTGGAAGACCGCCCCGAGTGGAGCGAGAACCCGACCATGCAATACGGCCGGGACGTGGAGCTGATCGACGGCAAGACCGGCGGCGTGCTGATCGACGATATCAGCGGCACGCCGTGGCCGATCCAGTCGCACCGCTGGCAGGTCTACGGCCGTGTAGCGCATGACGCGCTACGCCAGCTGCTGTACGCGCTGGCGGGCAAGGTCGGCCGTGTGTGGCTGCCCACCTGGCAGGATGATTTCTACCCGGCTGCCGATGCCGCCGGCAGCACGATGGACGTGACGAACGGTGGGTATACCGCCTATCTGCACGGTCAGAACGGGCGCCGCGATATTCGCGTGCAGCTGGCCGATGGCACCGTGCTGTACCGCCGCATCATCGCCTCGGCCGAGATCGACACCGATACCGAGCGCCTGCAGCTCGATAGCGCGTGGCCCTCGACCATCGCCAAGGCCAACGTGGTGAGCATCAGTTTCATGGCGTTGTGCCGGCTCGATACCGATGCGGTGGAGATCCAGCACTGGACCGATTCGGCGGGCGCCGCTGCGTGCGCTGTGACGTTTGCGCAGGTGACCGCCAATGGCTGATGTGGAGATTTACTCCTTTGCTTGCGGGCTGCAGATGTGGCGCTACACCGACGCGCTGCTGCCAGTGTCCTATCAAGGCAACACCTATGCCGCAGCGGTGATCAAGCGCGGCGCGATCGAGCAGAGCACCGATCTGGAAAAGGCCACGCTCACGATTACCGTGCCGGTGACGCTGGGGCTGATGGATCTGTTCCGGCCAGCACCGCCTCTGCGTCGCATCTATGTGACTGTGCTGCGCCTCACGCGCGGCGACACCACGGCGCGCACGCTGTGGAGCGGCACGGTGGGCTCGCCCGATTCCGGCCAGCATACGGCGACGCTCACCTGCATGAGCAGGGCCGCGGCACAGCAAAACACCGGACTGCGGCGCAAGTGGACCAAAACATGCGGCTTTGCGCTCTACAGCCCTGCGCCCATGTGCGCCGTCGATCGCACCGCGTTTCGCGTGAACGGCACGCTGAGCTATGCCAGCGGCAACGTGATCAAGTCGGGCGTGTTCGCCAATAAGCCAGACGGCTATTTTGCGGGCGGCTTCATCGAGTGGACCAGCAACGGCGACGAAGCCTGGCGCTTTGTCACCGCGCATGTGGGCGACACGCTCACCCTGCTGACCGCTTCGCCTTTGCTGGTGGGCAGCGTGGTGCAGGCCTACCCCGGCTGCGATCACTCCACCGGAGCCAACGGCTGTGGGCGATTCAACAACCAGAACAACTACGGCGGCCAGCCCTACATTCCGTCTAAAAATCCCTTCGGCGCGAATAATATTTTCTGAGGTCACGATGCCGTTTTTAGCGTATCTGCTCATCACGCTGGTGGTCGCTATCGCGGTCTACGCCAGCATGCCCAAGCCGCCCAGCAACGCGCCGCAGGAGCTGACAGATAGCGGTGTGCCGCTGGCATCGGATGGCCGCGACATGTGTGTCGTGTTCGGCGAGGTCTGGATCGACGATAACAACGTCTGCAATTACGGCGCCCTCTACACCGTGGCGATCAAGTCCAGCGGTGGCGGCAAGTGAGCGCGCCCATCGTGGTGACGATGCAACATGTGCGCGCCGCCTCGCTGCCTGGCGTCGGGGTCGTGTGCGCGCCAGGCGTGCGTGCGTGGTTCGCTCAGCACCATCTGGACTATCGCGCGTTTCTGCGCGATGGCCTGCCACTGGAAACGCTGGAGGCCACCGGCGATTCATTTGCCTTGCGCGCCTGCGCGATCGCACGTGCCGAGGTGGCGCATGGGCGGTAAGAGCCGCGGCACCACCATCGGTTACTGGTACGGCGGCACATTCCATATGGGTCTGAGCCATGGACCGCTGGACGAGATTCTGGAGATCCGCGGCGACGATAAAACCATGTATCCGCTGGCGGGGCAGAAAACCATCACCGCCAGCAGCGCCGTGCGGATCACTGCCCGTAGCCTGTATGGCGGTGAAAAGCAGGAGGGCGGCGTGCAGGGCACGCTCACCGTGTTGATGGGCGAGGCGACGCAGCTGCCAAGCGCCGCGCTGGCCAAGATTGAATCGACCGTGCGTCCGGCGTATCGCAACATCTGCACCGCGGTATTCACCGGCCTGATCGGTGCGATGAGTCCCTATGTCAAGGCATGGCGCTTTCGCGTGCGCCGTCACCTGCAGGGCTGGAATACGCCTGTCTGGCATCCGGAGTTGTGCAAGGTCGGCCGTGGCATGAACCCGGCGCACATCATCTATCAGGTGCTCACCGATCCCGTGTGGAGCGCATCCGAAGATGCCGGGCAGGGGCTCGATGATTCCAGCTTTCTGACCGCCGCGCAGACGCTCTACAACGAGGGCATGGGGCTTTGCCTCAAGTGGTCATCCGCTGACGCGGTGGGCGACTTCATCAACATCGTCATCAACCATATCGGCGCGCTGCGCTACATCGACCCGACCACAAACCGCGCCGGCATCCGGTTGCTGCGCGCGGATTACAACGTGACCACGCTGGCGGCCAATGCCGACACCGTACTCGATGAAAACGACATTATCGAGATGACCAGCTTTCAGGTGCCGGTGCTTGATCAGTCGGTGAATCAGGTCACCGTGACCTATCGCGACGTCGACACGAACGACGATGCGGCGGTGGTGTATCAGAACCTGGCCAACATTCAGGCGCAGGGCAAAGTGGTGGACCAGTCCACCGCCTATCCGGGCGCGTGGAACGCCGCGCTGGCCAGCCGCATGGCCGCCCGTGATTGCCATACGCTCAGCTCGCTGCTGGCCAAGGGTGAGTGCAAGGTCAAGAGCACACGCTGGAAAATCAAGGTGGGCGACGTGCTGCTGCTCAGCTGGTCGCGCGAGAAAGTGGTGCAGATGCCGATCCGCGTGCTCAAGGTCAACTATGGCGACAGCACCGCGCGCAGCATCACGATCAGCTGGGCACAGGATGAGTTTGCACTGCCGTCCACATCCTACCTCGCACCCGGCGGCACGCTGTGGCAGGAGCCCGACCGCACGCCGCAGGCGATCACTACGGCGCAGGTGGTGGAAATACCGTATCGCGACCTGGTGCGTTCGATGGACCCGGCCAACCTACAGTTGCTAACGCCCGATGTCGGCTATCTCGAGTCATTGGCCGTGCGCCCGTCTGGCGTCAATTACAACTATCACCTGTTCACGCAGCTGGGCTCCGCCGCGTTCGCTGATCGTGGCGGCGGCGACTTCATCACCACCGGCACGCCAGCGACGGCGATCGGGCCAACCGATACCGCGATCGCGCTGGCGGCGTTCGATGACCTCTCGGCCGTGCAGATCGGCAGTGCAGCGCTGCTCGATGCCGAGATCGTGCGCGTGGATGGCATTAACACCATCACCGGCGCTGTCACGCTCGCCCGTGGCTGCGTGGATACGGTGCCGGCCCCGCATGCCTTGGGTGCGCGTCTGTGGTTCTATCAGGACTACACCGGCGCGGACAGCGCGCAGTACGTCGTCGGTGAAACGATCAACGCGAAGCTGCTGACGGTCTCCGGCGCCGGCATGCTCGATCAGTCGCTGGCGGCCACGCTTAGCCTACCGATGAAACAGCGACAGGCGCGGCCGTATCCGCCGGGTAACCTCACTGTGGTGGGCAATCGTTATCCGGCCACGGTCGAGGGTGCGCTGGTGCTTGCATGGGCGCATCGCTCGCGCCTGCTGCAGGCCGATCAGCTGGTAGACACGTTGCAGACAAATATCGGCCCGGAACTGGGAACGACCTACACGGTGCGCGTGTATGTCAACAACGTACTCAACAGCACCACCACCGGCGTCACCACCACCACGCTCACGCCCTTGGTCACCGCCGATGGCCCGGTGCGTGTGGAGATCGATGCCGTACGCGATGGCCTCGCCAGCTGGCAACCGCTCAATGCTTCATTCACCTACACGCGCGGTCAAACGCGCCTTACCGAGGACGGTGATACCCGCATCACCGAAGCCGGCGACACACGCATCACGGAGTCCTAAGCATGGCAAAGAAAATCTCAGACCTAGGTACCGCAGCAGCTATCAAAGGCGATGAACTGCTGGAGCTGGTGCAGGCTGGCGTCAACGTCAAAGCCCTTGCCGGTGCGTTGCTGCCACCTGGCCATATCGACGGCTTGAAAATGCTCTATGCGTCGGCCAACGCCCTCACGGTAAAGAGCGGGGCGGCCTTCATCCAGAGCCTCGGTCGCACGGTGTTTGCGCCCGCCGATATCGCGCTCACCGGCCTTACGCTGGCGGCGTCGACCTGGTACCACCTGTATCTCTACCTCAACGGTGCCGTTCCTGCTGTTGAGGTGGTCACGACGGCTCCAGCGGCGGCATTCAACGGGACGGCGCGCTCGAAAACGGGTGACGCCTCGCGGCGATATGTCGGCAGCGTGTTAACGGATGCCAGCGCAGCGATCGTGCCGTTCGTACATCTGCCGGCGGTGGCGCAGGTCATGTACAAGAGTCCGCTTCCGTCGTTGCGAGTGCTCTCTGCCGGTGCTGCGATCACTCCTACGCTTGTGCAGTGTTCGGCGTTTGTACCTACCACAGCCCTGGCAATCACGGCTCGCTTCCTAAACCAAGGTGCATCGGGTGCCACGTTATACGTGGCGGGTGGCGATGTGACGGTGAGCACATCGGCTGGCGCGGTGGCCATCGCCAGCGGCGGCACTGCCTTCGGCCCCTGTCCGGTCGATGCCAGCCAGCAGCTTGCCTATGTCAATCAGGCGACCGGTGGCGTGTCCTATATCGATATCACGGGGTACTTCTATGAAAGGTGAGCCGCCGATGTACGCAATCACCACCACGGGCTACCGCTGCATTGCGGCGGCGTCTGACCTGGCCGAGGGTGAGACAGCGGCCTGGGTTCTTCCGGCGTCCCTGCTGTCCACGCTTGCCGGTACCGAGACGCGTACCCAGCGTGATGCGTTGCTGCGTAGCTGCGATTGGACGCAGGTTGTCGATGCGCCGCTCACTGATGCCGAGCGTGCGGCATGGCTGAGTTATCGGCAGGCGCTGCGGGGCATTCCCGATCAGCTCGGGTTTCCTACAGAGATCCAGTGGCCCGATATGCCGGACTCTAACGTGAAGTAAGCGGTGTACGTGTGCCATCTGTCCGGTAAAGCTGGCACAGCTGGCCCGGCATGCTGACTGCATGCCAAACCGTCAAAGTCATTCCAACATCGCGAGCGTGGCACCATGACGCTCGCACCTGCTGACCAGCGCATGATCGACGCCGTGCTCGACCGCGAGGGCGGTTTCAGCAATCGCGCATCCGATAAGGGCGGCCCGACCAATTACGG